CCTACACAAGCAAGTACATTTAAGATTGCACGTGAGACACTAATTACCGCTCAGCGTTTGCTGTTAGATACCGGTAATCTTACTGCCTTCCACCAATCAATTGGTTCTTTGACCCTGCTCGACGACTATCGTCGTTGGCGCGATCGGGTGTTCATTAATGAACTCCTGAAAGCTGTATCTAAAGGTCAATCTTCTGATACCCAAGGTGGTTACTACTACCCCGGTAATTTGGCTGTTGGTTCTTTAACCTACACCAACTCAGAGCAAGCCAAGTTTGACGTTAAGGATGACCTTCTCCGCGTGGTGAAGTCTCTGCGTAAGCGGAACACCCCCACCTACCAAGACGGTTTCTATCGTTGCGTTTGCGACCCCACGTTCCTGATGCACCTGCGTCAGAACAGCGATTTCCGCGAAGTGGCTCGCTACCCCGGCAACGGTCAGATCAACCCACTCATGTCTGCTATGCAGCCTAACGCTGCTATCTACATGGGTCAGGGTTTTGGGCAAGCCTCCTTCGTGGCTGGCGAACCCATCATGCCTACCGGTTTTGTGTTTGAAGGTGTGCGATTCTTCGAATCCACCAACATGCCTTCCCAAACCGCCACAGCAACTATCGGTGGTACTTCGACTACGTACGACAGTGCTATCGGTATGTTCTTCGGCCCTCAGAGTGTTGGCGTCGGTATCGGCGGTAACAATGCTCAAGTGCTGCTTAACAACAACGACGATTTCAGCCGTTTTATCATGATGATCTGGAGCCTGTACGCAGGTTTCGAGCTTCTAAACGCTGACTTCGTTACTGTTGCCTACTCGTTCAACGTTTGAGGAGGTAACTAACAATGGCAACTAACTCTAATCAGCTTCAAGTTTCCAAAATCTATCCTGGAAACTATACAAACGTTCTACGTTACTGGCACGACGAAAAGACGTTCCAGTTCCGTAATGCGAACGACACGGAAACCACCTACACCAATCAACCTATTGGTGGTCCAGTTGGTGTGGTATTTACTCCAGGTTGGGTAGCTCAACAAGCTATTGGTTACGTCGACTTGTCGTTCCAAGCTTTGGGCACCACTAGCCAACTGGAGTATTACACTCAGGCTTACAGCTCTGGTCTAAACGGAGCTAACAGTCCCTTCTTGAACGCCAATGTAATCATTCCTTCACCGGATGCTTACAAAGATGTTCGCGCTGATATTACTGACGGTGTCAAAGTGCCTTCTGGTGCTTATGTTTATCGTTTGTCCCTCCGTGTTGACGGTGGCGACGTTATCAGCAGCGGTGTTGGCGGCGGTAGTGCCACCCCTACATTGGGTCTTGGCCCTGCTGTGGGTGTTGGTCTTAATACCACACCTTCTGCTTCCGGATTCTTCGTTACCCTTGCTGGTAGCAGCAGCCGGATTGCAAACGGTTCCTTCAATAGCAACAACGTTTGGAACAGCGCTACTTTGTATCGGACTGGTTCCGAAACTCAGTACAAACTGTTTGCTGTGGCTAACCTCGGCGGTGCTGCCGCTTCTGGTCTTGCACAAGCATCCGGTGTGTTCGATCCTCGCGCTACTAACGGACAACTTCGGGGCAAAAACAAAGCTCTGGGTATCTGTGAAGTGTGTTGGTTCCTGTCTGACGAAGCTCCTAATCGCGATGATTTGGCTCTTCAGCCTGCTGGTCTCATTGAGTCCAACGTTTACACCTCTACTGTTCCTTCCTGATCTAGTTAAAGGTAAATACAAGACCCCTCTTCGGAGGGGTTTTTTTTTATGCATGGCAATATGACAACTGAAATTGAAATTTGTTAGTAAACTATTCGTAGACACTGCTTACATAATGACCGCTATCTCAGTTCAAGACGTTTTGTACAAACCAAGTGGAGTTAAAGTTGAAATTTTGAGTGAGCACGACGAAGGTGAATACAAAATGGTCCGCTCAACCACGACAGGAAAGGTATTTTTCGCTCATAAAGGCCAAATTGAGATTGTAGAAGGTAGCGAAGATAAAAAGGACGCAAAACCCTCCTTAAAACGCCGTGGCCGTCAAATTATTCAGCCAGAAATCCCTTTTGAGAACCGGATCAACATAAATGGCGCTACTCCCGAGCGGTTAACGCAGGTTCTTAAAGGAGTAGGAATAAAAACCGCTGTGGAAATTAAAGAGCTACAACAATCTATGCCCGGAGAGCGTTTTACAAAGTTAGAACAGCTAAAAGCCATCACTCGTGTTGACTGGGACGAGGTTCTTGCTGCTGGTGTCGTCTACGTAGAATAATTTAAATTTTTATTTTGTAAATCGGGTAGAATAAGTTTATCTAGTGCTTAAATAAAGTGTCTCAATTCTCTCAACAAGAACTTGAGCAGATTCAAAGCTATTTAGCGCAACAAGGTGTTGTTTTCCAAGCAACAACCACCGATGCGACTAAAAGAGAAATAATTTATGCTGCGGTTAATCAACTTACCCGTAACCCTGCGCAGACATTTGGTTATAGACTTGATGATTTTAACTTTAGTCGTTGTGCATATCACCTTGGATACAATATTGCCACAGTGCCTGCCGGTGACTACGCTCGACTTTTAGAAGCTACAAGTAGTATTCCTTCTGAGTTCTATTACGACAAAATTGTTGGTCAAATTGAACGTTGTGAAGAAGCCGAACGTTTAACTGAGCTGGCTACTGGACGAGCAACCAGTCGTCAAGAAACAATTTTCGGTGATGTTAGTCGTTCCATTAATATCCAAGATAAAAGGGAGACCTCAAGAATCTGGAGAGAGAATTACCAATTTGAGTGTGATCGTTTAGCCCATATGCTTTATGTTCCTAACTATAAAGACCCTGTTACAGCTCGTTATCGTTATGAACGTAGTGGCGGAGAGTTTATTCAAGCTATACCCGGTCCTCCTGATACAGCAAGGGCCGACAGGATTTACTTTTACACTAAATGGAGGTGAGCGCTATATTTAAACAAGAAGTAGCCCCGCTTTTACGTGGAACCTAACTTACGCAGAGCTGTAGAACTTTTCTCGCAAGGAATTAAGCAAGGTTCTCTTTTTACTAAAAGCGGAAACCCGCAGAATTTTTCTGGGAGCAGGAGGCCTTTTATAAGTACGGATCCAGTACCTGTAAATCAAGGTCGCCCACCGATTCCCCCTTCTTTTCGTCCTAACCCTGTTTCACCAGGTCAGCTAGGTCTTTTTGATATCAGAGCGACTCCTTCTCCCTCTGCTCCTGTTGTACCTAACCAAAATCCAGGCGGCTCTTTAGATAGATACGGTGCTATTGCACGATATGGCGCCTTAGCCACACAAGAACCCCCCGGTCAATTAGCAACAATAAATAAAACACCAGGTGGTTCTTTACTACCCACTTCTCGCGATCTAAGAATTTTTCTTGAAAACATAGGTCCCTATGGTACTCCTAGTTTAGGTGGGGCATTAGCTCTAGCAGCTAAGCTAGAAGGTTCGACTCCAGAACCTAATTATAAAAATTTAGGGTATGCATCAGAAGCCGATATGAGGCGAAAAGTAAGTGCCCAAGAACAAGCTCCATTAGAAGCTTACGCCAGGATCAAGGCTCGTGACCAAGAATTTAATACAAACCGTACTGACGCAGGTCGTTATATACCAGGTAGTCAGCAACGACCCATACCTGAAAATTTAACGGATGCGCAGAGGTTAGAAGCTTACGCCAGGATCAAGGCTCGTGACCAAGAATTTAATACAAACCGTACTGACGCAGGTCGTTATATGCCAGGTAGTCAGCAACAAGCCGTAATTAATCAAAATACTCTTCCTCAAACTACTCCTCCCGGTAACACCATGACACCCGCATCCGCTGCTTTCACTAAGTTTTTTGTAGATGATGCTAATCGTCTTACTCCAACAGCAAGGGAACTAGCTACCGCCACGGGTGGTGTACAAACTCGTGATCTGGGTTCTCTTACCTCTGGACTAAAAGCAGCGGATCTAGAAAGCCTACTTAACAGCGTGGCTTCGGCTCAAGCAATGCCGGAGTCTCCAAGTTTTATGGCAGGCAATCCTTTAATGGGTACGCCAAAATTAATGCTTAGCGGAGCACGGGATCAAGCTGTTAATGAACAAAAACAGCAATACGCCAAACAAGGCACTCCTAAAGGAATAACAAATGAGCAACGCGATTATGTGCTGACTATGCAAGCACAGCAAGCTGCAGGTAAAGTTTTATTACCTGAAATTTTGAAAAATTTAGGTTACTCACCGCAAGATCCTGCTACTCGCGATTTAGCCGTGTGGGCGGAGTCAAACCCAGGACTTGCTCTTGCTGTTTATAACAAACAGTTAGAACAGAATTTAAATAACCGCTCTGATTTTCCTTCTCCTAGAGAGTTATCGTCTAGTGACCCAGTAAATCAACAATCGGCAAGTAACGTAGAAGGAACAATGGTTAACTCCCCTATGGGAGCTAACTTGGCTCGAAATGCCGTGGCTAACAGTCACTTTAAAGCTGACGCTTATGTTTCTGGAAGTCAATTATCTAATGAGTTAGCCGACGCTACCCAACCTCTTGTTCAACCAACTTTGCAAACAGCCGAACAATTTATAGATCAAGCACCTGAACGTGCGGAAGCAACGGCTCAGATTTCAGACGAGATGTTAAAAAGGGCTATGGAGCTTAAATTAGGTAAAATGTCAATGGATCCTTCCTTACTCGGCAATTAAACCAGGAGAGTAGTCATGCCCTTTAATGATTTTGATTTTTCTGGCGGTTTTCAGCCGATTGAGTCAGCAACCTTTGGAGTTGCGTCTTCGCCGAGTTTTTATGGGTCTAGTCCTTCAGATGTCGATTTAGCGTTCGGTAAAGGAATTGGAGTCGATACGTCTAAATATAGTATTGATAGAAACAAACCTAAGGATTTTGATTGGCTTTCGGCTATAGGTATGGGTTTTGGAGTTGCCGGAGACGTTATCGGAGCTTCTAAGGGTAGCCCAACTGGTTACTCTAAAGAGTTATTAGCAAAATCGAAGCAACGTATGAGTGGGGACCTTTTAACTGATTATTTGAATAACCCTAAATCAAATACTGCTGGATTAGCTGCTGTTATTGCCGGGTTCTTCAACAAGAACATGGGTGACTACTTAAGTTCAGCTTCTACTGGCTCGTCTATAGCCTAAAGAATACGCGCTAGACTTTAACCAAACCCAATAGTTGTGCAGGGCATTCGGAGTTTTAAATGGCTTCTACTTCCACAAACAAGCAACCTTGCCTTATTGATCGCCCTTTTTTAAGAGGGGCTAAAATCAATAGTGGCACATCAACTGTAGATCCTACAAACCCTTCGTTTGCGAATCTAGTTCAACTTGTTCGTGTGGGTGATTTACCTACAGAAGACGCTGCTTTAGTTGAAGATATTTTTCTAGTCAGTAATGAAGGTTATCCAAATAATGGAGGCAGAAGGACTTGTGAATTAATTTTTTACGTATATGCTCCAAATCAATCTGCGCCTTCCACTTCCACGGCTTTAATGCTATCCAAGGTTGAAGTTGGACTCAGCGGAGCTACTGAAGGAAATATTCAAAGAATCGAGTTACCTGCTATAAACGCTCCCGTACCTGGTGTTGGTGATACAAGTCTTCTTCGCCCTATTGAAGTAGGCAAAGGTGAAGGGCTTTATCTTGAGAAAGGATACATTCTTTGCGTCGGTTACATAGGTAATGGTCCAGCTGCAGTTTCTGGTGGTCTAAGCCCCTCTGGTATCACTGTCTTTGCGCAAGGT